ATAGAAGGCTTTGCAACAGGACTACCATATTCGTTTACTTGTTCTACTTCTTCTTTCACTCCGCCCTTTTTATGAACAATATAGAAGTGCTTGGCATTGCTTTTTTGAGTGTGCATTGCTTTACCATCTCTTGGGCCTCGGAACATAACTTTTGAACCAGGATGCTTTTTCTTAAATTCGTCATAGTGTTGCATTGGTACTTTACGGGCACTATGTTCCTTTCCACCAAGTTTAATAGTTCCTTGAGTTCCAACGTGTCCCAAATCCGGGCGATATCCTGTAGTCATTTCTTCATATACAACTAAGTCACCTTCTTCAAGTGTAAATTCTTCCTTCTTCATTGACTTAGCAATTGCTTTACGTCTTTTCTTGAGATAAGCATCAGAAGAATCTGAATCGCCGTCGTTGTCAACATCAGCATCTTCTTGACCGACAGGATCCATTTTAGCCGCTTCGTCTACGGCTGCAAAGAATTCTTTCCTTTTATCTGCAGGAATGTCTCTGACGTTTGATACGCCATAGACTTCAAGTGCTGCTTCAAACATATTTTTATAATGTTCGTGCATGTTTTTAACTTCTTCTTCAACACCTGCTTTCATTTTTTCTTTTTTAACTTCAGGTGATAGAAGTCTAAACTTGTCACGCTTCTTGATAGAGAGTCTTTTTGCCTTAGTTTGAGCAGCGTGTCTCATTCTTTCTTCGTCTTCAGGTCCATCAACAACTTTCACGCCATCAATATTTCTTTCATCTAAAGAGTCCACAGTAGTATCCTCCGTTTGATATTTCGTTCTCTGTGTATGTAATTTAGCACGATTGAATACAGTAGTGTCCTTCAACATGATATCGGTCATGTTGTGCATATATTTAGCTAGAATATCTCTTTCTGTGGGTGTGAGTTGCTTGCCCATTTGAAGGGAGGTCATTGCTTGCATAAGCATAGGAAGTTTTCGACTAGGTACTATGCCCTGCCGAACCAACTGTTCTAATCGTTGTTTATTTTGTTTCTCCATAACTGTATTTATACAAAAACAATATTATAGACAATATATTTTACGGAAGATCAGGCAAAAAAACTCCTGCACCGGAAAATGATGCAGGAGTTTTGTGTGTATCTAGCGAGTTAGATTTTACTCTTCTTCTTCGAGGCGTGGATCAACCCAACCTTCTACTTCAGCCCATGCAGTACCATCGTGTGTATACTTGGTACCGAACCAATCGGCTGGCTCAACAACGCCTTCGATCAGTGTAGCATTGCTAGAGTTAAGATCGGAGATGATGAACTCGGCTGGATCCCCTACTGTAACAGAGTCAGCGCCCATAGTTACAGCTTTGTCATCCGCAAGAAGATATCGTGAAGTATTTGTTGCGTTATCTACAATAGTTTTCATACTTGTTTCCTTAATAGTTATTTAAATTAAAGTTAATGATTTAATAACAAACGTCATTTGCTTAATATTTATAAAAAATATTTATGTGAGGTTATCTTTTTATTTTAAATTTCTTTGCTGTTTGTTTCTTTGCTGTTGGCTTTGCTGCTTTATATTTCTTAGATTTTGTTGCGGCGCCGCCTTTTCTATTCTTCATCCTTTGAATTTCCATCTTCCGCATGCCTGGAAGCATTCTGACAGCCAGTCTTGAAACTAACGGTGCGTACATTCCTATAAGTTTTTCTAAGCGTCCCTTCTCAGCCGGTGGTAACTTAGACTTATCTCGTCCTTTAAGTAGTCTTTTGTATACCATACCTCTCGCACCACGAGTAGCCCTTTTCTTTAGACGATCAGGAGAAGATCCACGCCGCAATGCAATTCCTCGAGCAACTTTTAGTTTCTGTCTATTCTTTCTTGCTGAAAACTTTCTCTTCAGTCTACCTTGCACAGAAAGAGCCTCAGTAACATTTACATCATCATGAGGATCAGTAGAATCTATATCATCATTCAATTCGTTTTCGTCATACATATCAAGGTCTAAGGCATTTTGCCATGTAATATTATCTGCTTCGTATTCTAACTCTTTTATGTCAGTTTTAGTCAATGCATAGTCGCCCAAGACAGGAGCTTTTTCAGAATTATCTTTTCTATATTCTGCTTTAGTTTCTCCGGCTTCAGTTTCTTCTTCTACTTTTTTCTTTTTAGGTTTCTGCCCTGGAGTATTACTTTTCATGTACTCAGTGCCTTCAGGAGTTCCCCAATCCATTGCACCCATATTAGAATCATACTTGATTCCTTCGCCCAGAGCCTTTTCTTCTTTCTTTCGCTTGGCGCCCAAGTAGGCTGCTACTGCCATTTGTCTTCGCTTTGAGGCAGAGGCACCTTTAAATTGTGGGGCATCAGACTTAGCAAAATCACCTATGTATTTCTTTATACCCATACTAGGCTTTAGTTTTTCTAGAAGCGGGTCGCCTTTAACGTATTCTTCCGCTGCTAATTTTCTTGCATCAACTCCCCGTACATAACCTGCTACAGTAGAAGCATGAGTTAGTCTAGACTTTTTAGGGTCTTTCTTCATTCTTTTTTGCAACTCGGATGCTGCGTAACTGTATGCTTTTTTGTTCAGAGTTTTTGATTTCAGTACATCATCAACAATCCCTTCTTCTACTTTTTCAGTATTAGGATCGTCATGAGTATATCCTTGTTTCATTAGTCTTTCATGGTCTTCAGGCTTATTTGCTTTTACCTTTTTGTCGCCTTTGTACATCCAATGAGGAGTAAATTCTTTTTCTTCAGAAATGGTTTTCCAGCCGCCGCCTCGCTTCTTATACCATCGTACAGCCCAGCCGTTAGCGTAAGCAGATGGATAAACATCAAACTTAGAACGGGCGGCCGACTTAGCTTTTGACCAGAGTGCAGGATTGGTAGGCTTTGATTTTTCTTCAATATGCTGTAATTCTTCTTTCTGAGTTTTTACCATAACAGGTTTACCGCCCTTTCCTTTTCTGTCAGCAACAGGATCTTCTCTTCTTTTTCTTCTAGCAGCGGAGGCTCTCTCTTTTCTTGATAGAGACTGCGCTTTCTGTCGAGGAAGACACTTTGGTTTGCCTTCGCCTGGTTCTCTGGCACAGGGTCCTTTTATGTCTCCCTTAGTGTCCATACGAACCCAATCCCCCTTAGGTCCTTTGCCAAACCAATCTTTAAGACTCATCTTCTGCCTCTTCCTCTTCTTTGGGCTTTACGTTTTCTTCGTAATATAAAATAATAGCACTTTGTTGTTCTATGAACCTTCTAAGCTCTCCCATGTTCAGAGAAATGTTTTCGTAGTCAGGTACACTTATAGCAAAGAACACTAAGTCTCCATTCTCTTTTTCAAATCTTTCTTCAAATTCATCTATGTTTTCTTTTGTAACAGCATAAAAATCTATATCGTACAATCTAACAGGCTTAGGTCTAGCTTGTATAGGAATGTTCCTCTCGGCGAATTCAACCTGAGTCACTACTACCTTTTCTGGTTTCTGTATTAGAGAACACCCTACTAAACTAGTTAGCAGTATCGGCGCCAGTAATACTTTCCATTTCATCGAACAATCTTGCTGTTGCATTGTTTACTCTTGTTTCTATCATACCAGGACGCTGTAGCGTCAGTACTGTTAAATTATGCCTTCTTAATTTACCTGCTAGTTCATCTGAGTAAGATTCTGCTGCATTTAAATCAGCCTGCAATTTTAAATTTGCTTCTTCAAACTGTGCAGCATCAGCCTGTAGCCTGCCAATAGTTTCTTCACTAGTCTTGGCTGCGAGTTCTAAGCGTGTAGCATTTTCTCTAAGCTGCATCAATCTTGACTGAGTATCTTTATAGTACCAACTGCCTACAAATCCCATACCCAGCATAAGAAGAAGCATTACTAATGCAAATTTAAATCCCACTAGCAGTTCCACCTTCTACGGGCTGCTTTGCCTCGCTCGCCTGTCCAGCTTTTAGACCTTGCACAAAAAGATTTACGCCTTTTTGCTGCTTTGCTGTCAGGGTCAAGTTTGCTGGGAGGCGTAGTTACAGCAGTTTGCAGTTTACTACCTGGATTCTGTCTGCGGTATTTCTCAACGCCTTTTTTAGTCAGACCAGCACCTTTGTCAGTAGGGCGCTTATGACCGCCTTTCTGGGTCATGCCTTCCATACCTTTTGCTTCTTCTAAAAATTCTTTGAAAGATTTCATTACTCGCCTCTCACAGCAGTAAAAATGCCATAAGCAAGCCCTGCCCATGCAGCCATTTCTACAAGTCCACCGAGAACAAGTACGCTTCCACAAATAACGATCAATGCAACGCCGTCTAAGGTAGTTCTTTCTTTAAGTCTATCTTTTATCCAGTTCATGACGCCTTTCCTTTTTTCTTTCTGACTACTCTTTTTACACCAGATGAATCAGATTTAAGTGTTTCTATTTCTTCTTCTAATTTCGCAATTTTAGTTTTTAATTTGGGTATCTCATCTATTTTACCAGCTATGATAGGATAATCTGATTTCCACTTCTCTGATTTTTTAGCAATTTTTATATTATATTTATTAGCCAAATAGTTTAAGTAAGTTTCTAATTTATACTGAAACCAAACTCCCATTCTGGTTTTCAAAAACCATTTACCAAATGCGGATCCGAATACTCCTGTTGCAGCGGCTCTGACCAAAATCATCCACATTTGTATTTACTCCTAGTCGTTGTCTTTTAAAAATCTACAATACTCGTCCATACTGTGATCGTAAATTCCGTCAAATACCTCACCTTTCTTCCAAGCGGCTCTACGTCCTCTCCAGGAATCTTTGAATCGTTGCCACCCTGTCATTTTTCTAACATTCCCATAGAAATTTATGTAATTAAGCTCTCCATGATGCTTGTAATTAATCCAAGCAGGAGGAATGCTAGTTACAATATCGTTGTTATTCACGCATCTATAGTGAGGCACTTTCAACTCTTTGGACTTTGACCATGATGCATTACGAGGGCACCCGTATGTGTAAAGAGCTTCAGCTTCAGGATAATGAAAACAGAAAATAGAAGCAATAGCGGCACCCAAACTATGACCTGTTACATAAACAGGGCGATTCTTACGTCCATTTAGTTTAGCAACTTCACCGTGTACAGAAAGTTCTAACTTTTCATACTCTTCATAGAATCCTTCGTGAAAACCACGTTCATGTGTAATTTCAAGGTCTGCAAAGATGTCGCTTTTCTCTCTAGGCTCAGTTCCACGGAAAGCTACAGTGATTCTTTCTTTGTTTCCCAATACATATGCCTGAGCGCCTTCTATATCAAAAAACTTTACACTAGTATATCCTAGTGCTTTCCATTCTTTTCTTACTTCTTTGTCAAGGTCTTTATATGCAAGCCTTGAAAGAAGGGCGTGGTGGTAAAATTCGGGAGATAACATCACTCTACTCCTTTCAATACATCTAATCGCATCATCAATCTTTCTGCTCTATTTGTAACTTGACGATGCCACTTAGAATCTCTACCATGATGTGCTGCTCTTACCCAATCTCTCTCACCAATATATCTATTGAAGTTTTTGAACTGAGTAAGACGAGGACGTCCCATGTTAAACATCATGTTTACTAGGACTTGCTGTACCTCTTCAGGAAAATTTCCAAATTCTTCTTTACCATAGAGTACTCCGCACTCTGAAATAGCAATGTCTAAATCTCTTTCAAAACATTCTCTCACTCTATCTTCAGAAACTTCAGTACCTATAGGTTTACCGTATTCAGGATCTTTTGTGGTTACCAAATGTCCAATCCCGAAAGTGGCAAGACCCAAGTGGTCTTCATAAATTTTATATCTAACGCCTTCGTCAGCCTTAAGTTGCTGATATACTTCTTCTACTTTCATTTAAAAATGCTCCAAAAGATAATCTAGTTTGTCCTTCATGTAATCCCATTCCACTTCTTGTAGCATGGAAAAGTTTTTTAGCGTGTTCATCAGACGCAGAAGGATGCAACCCTGATTTAAATGATTTATAATCGTTATTGCCAGCGTGTCCTCGCATCTTAGTTCCACTGACGCCTTCAGTGCCTTCCGCATCTGGATCACGGTGTCCTGCAGAAACAACTTTAATTTTCTTAAAGTTATAAGAACCTTCTGGTCCGTTATATTTATCAGCGAGTTTTTGAAACTCCTGAACTCTGTCTGAACCTGCTACCATTGTCACATGTGAATATCCTTCTTTATGCATCTTAGTTAGATGTGCCATAAAGTGTGGATGTTCTTTGCTTGATGCTTGCACATTCACATTAGGATGTACATGCTTCAAGTAAGACAATTTGTGATCCGAATGCAAAGGATTCTTATGTTTATCCTGAGAATGACTGACGATAACACGATGTTCTGCACCATGTTCTTTTGCTGTCTTGACAACATGATCCACTACTTTGCTGTGACCAGCAGTCGGAGGATTGAATCTTCCAAAACTGAATACCATATGCTTGTCAGCCATTAGTCACCTGCCCTAGCAAAATTAGCTGCACTGAATTCGTGACGATGTACAAACTTAGATGGCTTACCATTGTGATGAACCACATACCCCTCAGGGTTTGTAGGAGAACCTGCTATCTCATGTCCTATCGTATTATGTGAATTCAAAACATCTGTAAGTACAGTCTTTGCTTTTTGTAGATGTTGTTGCATTGCAATAACACCCTCAACGTGTTCTTTATTTTTATTCACATGTCTCATAGTATCGTCATGCGTTTTAGTGTGTCTTGCCTTAGCTACTTCTGTTTTGACTGAGGCGACTTTCTTTTTCATAGCAGTAGAGTAATGCTTTGTAAACCCATCGTGAGAGGGAGCTGATCCGTCTCTGACAGTGGCGTTCATATAAGTTTTGAGAGGAGTTACATGCTTAGAAACTGCCTCATGAGCCTCAGAAGGAGTTTTCTTAAAAGCTGCTACTGCTGCGTCTAAATGCTTTTTGTATTCTGCTTGATGTGAAGGAGTATATGCTGTCTTTGAAATGTCATGGTGAATAGGAAGCTGATGAACATCAGGGTGTTCTTTCAGTTCTGGCACATGACCTTGTTTCACTTTCATATCTTCAAACTTATTTCCTTCATATGCAGTATGTACTGCCACTCCTATTTTAGAATTAACTGCTTTTTGTGCGTGTTCCGAATCTGCAGGGTGATGATAGGTAATCGTATTAGTTTTGTAAGAAACACGATGTCCCTCGTGATTAACATCTCCAGCATGCATAATGTCAGCCTGATATATTCCTTTTCCACCATGTACTTTTGGAAGGTGATCTAATGCCGCCTTCAGTTTAGAAACCAATCCAGGAGCATGACCATGATTTTTTTCTATATCCTCGTGTGTATAATTCAATTTCGGCTTCTTATTGAAAACTGATTTGGAACCAACAAAAAATTTCCCTGTCTCCGGATGAGTACCGAAAACCACAGAAGGACTGCCATCGTACTTCATAGTGATTTTTGTATCGTTATCCCTTCCCTTTAGCTTCTCATGTACACCATTAAGAGTATGAAATGCGTGTGCGAATCCCTCTGAGCCACCGTGTACTACATGATCTTCCACGTGTTCAAGGTGTGTCAATTTATCGTCATTTGACGATTCTGAGAGAAATTTTTTGAAATTAATCATACTCTTATTTATAATATAAAAAAATTAATAAAAAAACCCCAGGCCTCTGTGAAAAGACATGGGGTTCAACTTTACGAGGAAATAAAATAATATTAGTGAACAGTTTCAGGTGCCTTTAAAAACAATTCTGGATTTCTTTCTATTTTTTCTATATCAATATTGTAAGTAGAAGCTACGCTGGCAGCAACTGATGTCCAATATTCTTTAAAGTAATCATCTACAGTGCGCCTACTAGCCAGTAAACAATAAGCGATTCTTCTTTCTGCTAATGTTTTAGACATCATGAATCCCAATCCAAACTACATTCAATTATTGATTCTTTCAATCCCTTGCCCCATTCATCAAGGTGTGTTATTACATACTCATCAAGAAACATATCGTCTTCAAACTCATCCCAATCGTCTGTTTCAATGCCTAGTTCTTCACTCCTTTTTTCAACGAACCAAGACTTGCTTTCTTCTTCATAATCAATTGTTTCTTTATGATAAACGATAATACCAGAGAAATTGTAGCATTCATCGATGTATCTGCAAGAAATAGAAATATCTGGATCAAACTGCGAAAGAAAAAGCCCCAGTTGCTTGACATAAGGAAGTATACTACACCAAGCAGACGTTGCTACAACATAATCATCGCCAACCTCTTCTACATATGCCCACTTAGCTCCTATAGTCTCTTCCATATAGTCTCTAGTAGGATATTCTTCGTCCCAAGAAGGCAAGAAATGAGAATATTCTAGACCAGAAGCACCATGGTCTTCTATCAAAGAAAAAACTTTGTTAAATGCTTCTATAGCTGCAGGAACTTTAGAATCAATAACCAAAAAATTGTCTACATGATTAGCCACAACATAACCTTTGAAATACAGAAAAGTAAAAAAATGGGCAGTTTAGACTCTTGCCCAGGAAGATTCGAGCTACTAGCTAAATACTGAAGCGCCTGCTGCTGCATACGCTGCGGCAATCATCTCACGGCTAGGACGACCTAGACGATACGAAGTTACACCGGTATTAGCATTTACATTAGTGTAAATTGGCTGTCCTGCAGCACGAAGCTCTGCAACACGGGCACTTACACGATTAACGCCAAACATAGCAACTGCTTGTTTTTCAGACAACGATTGACCTGAACGCAAAAAATTAAGAATTTTCTGATTCTGGTTCTGAGTTGTAGCATTATTTGTAGTTCTAGCCATAATAAAATCACCTTTATTAACATTAAAATAAAGCGACTTTTAGGTCGCTATTTAGGATCACTCCCAAATTCTTTAACAATACAAACATTATATAGAATTACTAATACAATGTCAAGTATTAAAATGTTTCGATTTCCTGTGTTTCAAGATTACGCATTTCCAAAACAACATAAGGTACTTTAGTACTTGTTGTTACTGAACCTGCCCATGTAGTAGCATCTTTCCAGGTCATGAAACCCATTTTTTCGGTAGTGGTCAGTCCACTCAGAGTCCCTTTTAGATGATACTTCTTCATTTCTGTCTGGCACGGATAAGCACAAATACTCATTACACTACCTCCTTCAACCAACGGTGAGCAGTATCGACATCTGGCGCATAGTGCATGAAAACCTCGAGTGACTCCTCCTTCGCCTGCTGGTCCCCATTAAGCTCCCGCTCAATGCATGAAGCCCAGTGTTCGGCTTCCATTTCCATCTGGAAGAAACTAGCATCCGAAAAGTCGGTACGAAGACGTACACCCATGGCGTCCTTTGACAGATCGCTGATAAGACCATGCAGTTCATCCGCATATGCCTGTATTGCGACTGCAGGAGTAGCATAGCGACCAGCGTCTATACCGCCGGGAACAACGCTATAACCAAGAGAATCCTTGGTGTCTCTATCATCGAAAATTGCACTAACTCCAGTCAAATTATCCATAGTGACTCCTCACAAGTCGTTTCATCATTTTATACCGTTATTATAGCAACTGGCATACCAAATGTCAAGCATTATTTTAAATAAAAATTACTTAAAAATCAACGGGTTAGAGAATTATTAATTTATTTTATACCTCAATTATAGTACAATTAAGATCAAATGTCAAGCACTAAAAGTGCAATAAAATCAATAACTTAGAGGAAGCCTCAGACGCTCTCAGAGCGCCTGTGCTGATCGTTATTATTATAGTAATAAGGTATTGAGGTTAGAAAAGAATTACAGTACAGAGTATCTGAGGCTAGTATCCAGTTGACCACAAGTTGAATTCATTATCTTTAATTACCAAAAGATTGAAACTAGCTGATATGTAAGAAGAACCAGTTCCAGCAGTTACCCTCATATCGATATCAGTCTTGGCGGTGGCTATTAATGGTATGCCGAATTTATATGTATATTGTCCACCATATGTAGAACCTGCGTGTTGATTTCTAAAAGTGCCGCCGTCTACACAAGTGAGTAGTCTAGATTGTATTTCGGAATTTGCACTACCTGAAAAATCGTAATTAAGGACAAGTGCAACATGACCATCAGGAACCGTATACACGGACATCAATGTTTGTCCTTGACCCGCTGTAATTATTGCGACCGGAGTACCAGAAGCAGAACCATGATGTGCTGTTATATTGCCCACTTCTTGTTGATTGGAAGTATTATACATTCTAAAAAGACGTTTATATGTATTAGAAGAGGCAACTGCTGTTGCAGTTGGGTCTGTAGGATCAAGTGTAAGTATTTCAGATTGTAAGTCATAATTTTCATCTAATCCTTGAATAAACACAGTGATTCCTGCGTCATCTGAATCATCAGACTTAAGGAATACATTATCTGCACTGCCATTCCAAGTTGTCCAAGGGTATAAATTTGAACCATCCCACACAGTTTCTTCTACTCCATTGGCAAGACTAGAATTCGCACCGAATTTATGAACATGGTAAGAATTGCGGAGTTTGCCTCTAGCAGCTTGTATCCTCCAATCATCATTTAGTAAGAAAGTAGACATTATGTATTTTTATTCTCAAAGGCAGTCTTGCCGTAGAAGGCTGCTACAATCGCTGCTACTGACACAAAATAGGTTGGTGCCATATCTCCGAGAGTCGTAGACGCTGTTGGAAGGTCTGCTAATTCTGCCATAACTACAGCAAATGGATATAAAAGCATTCCACCTAATGCGAACCAAGCCATTTTTCGTTGGGCATCTCGCATTGCATCCTCATCATCTAATCGCTTTCTTTTAGCGTCCAACATCAACTCCATTTCAACTTTTGAAAGGTGACCATCGCTGTTCAAATCAGCATCTTCTAATTCTTTGGATGCCTCAACGGTAAGTTTTTCTTCTGCCATAATAGTGTCCTCTGTTGAATACTATTATTTATAAAAATCTAAAACTTGAACCCCTCATAATTACTTTCTTCTTTACCTCTGTCAAATACAGGAGTATCATCTTGCTTAGAAGCACCTGAATCAGTTAGTCCTGCTTGTGCATCTTCTAAATCAAATAGTTTCATTCTTGATCTATCAACACCGATCATGAATCTTTTGTTTGTAGTAGGATCAGAATAACGATTTTTCAACTGCTTCACCATTATGACACCTTGTTGTTCCAACTCCTCAGTACTTATAAGAGCAACCATAATGTCTGCTGTAGCTGGAAGTCCGAAAGATTCTGATGTGTCTGTGAGTTCTACATCACTGTTACCATAACCACTGCGAGTAGTTTGTGTAGCTGTAACAATAGGAACATTGAATTCACCTGCTAATCCCCTGAGTTCTTCTGCAATGCTTTTAATAATAGTGTAAGAATTAGCCGAGGTGTTTGCTTTGAATCTGCTACTAGCGCAAATATTCAAGTAATCAATAAATATTATATCAGGAATAAAGTTTCTTTTAAGTTTCAGTTCATCTAGCAATGCTTTAAAGTGTCCTGCGTGTGCTGATGCTGTAGGATATTCTTTAACAATAAGACGACCTTGTATCTTATCGTTTATCTTACTAATCCTATCTTCAAACATTTCTTTAGAAAGGTCTTTCAATTGATGAATAGGAACATTCATTAGATTCGCATCAATCCTTTCTGCTATTCTTTCTTCTGCCATCTCTAAAGTAATATATAAAACATTCCTGCCTTGAGCAATGTGTCCTGCTGACATATGACACATGAACAAAGATTTACCAACACCAGTACCTGCCAATGCTACATTGAGCGTTTTATTAGCCAAACCGCCGTCAGTAATTTTATTAAACATCTCCAAATCAAAAGGAAGTTTTTCTTCTAGTCTATGATAAAAATCATATCGTTGAGGAGCGTTGTCTATGTAATCATGACCGATGTTAGTATCAAATCCTACTGCGAGTGCGTCAGCAAATATACCAGGCAAAGCATCCTTGCCCATTTCTTTGTTTTTACCATCTATTATCTGTATACCATCCATAATAGCATTATAGATAGCTTTGTCTTTACAGAATCTCTCGGCTTCGTCAATCAACCATTCTTGATCTATTTCTTCATTCTCAATGTTACTTACAATTTCCTGTATCTCATTGAACTGTGTTTCAGAAACAGATTTATCATCTGTAACCGAAATCATAATAGCTTGCTTAGAAGGAGGGGAATTGTATTTTGTAGTATACTCCAATATTTTATTGAAGATTACTCTTTCTGAGCCGTTAGAGAAATACTCAGGCTTAAAGAAAGGAATCACCTTTCTCAAAAAATCTTCATTATAACAAAGATTAGATAAAACAATTTTTTCAATATTTTGTAACACTAACTATTTTCCTCAATAAATTCTTTGCGTATGTTTTCAACACATGCCTCACACAGATACAATTCTTCCGTATCCGTGTGAAAGCATAGTGCTTGATCAGTTTCGTATATCGTTATCTGACAACGATCACACTGACCTTTAGTCTTCGATTGCTTCAAGTTCTTCATAAACATTTTCTATATCTTCTTCACTTATTTCTTCTGTCATTATACCATCAGAACTTGAAATAGTGTATCTCTTAGTTATCCAATCAATGAAGGTGTCATCTTGAAGAATAGGCAACCAGAAATCTTTAGAGTATGTATCTGCTCTCCTTGATTTAGGATCAATTGCTTCTCCTGTTTTAGTGTTCACTCTTTGATACCAACCATTACTAGGTTTAATAACATGCCCAGATTCTAGTGCCATGTCAAGAAGACCACTCCACTTTGCGATACCGCCTTCAAAAGAAACTTCAACAGGAATCTTTGACTTCTCTCTTACAAAGCGAGATTTTTCAACATTGATAATGAAATTGTATCCTGTAACATCACTACCTGTTTTCTCCTGCTGTCTGCCGATGATGTAGATGTTATCTGCTGAGTAGTAGATGCCTGTGCCTCCTGACACAACTGCTTTCGGAAACATGCCAATCTCTTGATAAGTATGATTTACAACTACCATAGGGATGTCTTTGATTGTCAAGTGAGGAGTAACCATTCGGAACAATGACTTCATCTGCTTTGCTCTCGTCATATCAGCAACAGATTTTCCGTCAAGAGCGTCATCCACTTCTTTCTTAGAAGCTAGGTTGCCAACTGAGTCTACAACAACAATTACATGGTCTCCTCGCTCAAACCCATTCATTTGTTGCATCACATCATGTTTCAATTGTTCAATGTCAGTGATAGGCGTGTGAACTACTCTGCTAGTATCAATATTGAAAGTATCAAAATATGCCTGCGGCGTACCAAACTCTGAATCATAAAAAAGAACCACTGCATCATCATACTTATCCAAATACGACTTAGCAAGTAATAATGAAAATGCTGTTTTGAAGTGTTTAGAAGGACCGGCGAATACTGTCAGTCCAGGAGTCAGACCACCGTCAAGTCTACCGCTTAATGCTACATTAAGTGCAGGGACAGCAGTTTGAATTAAATCTTTAGTACCAAAAAACTTTGAATTATTAAGAATAGCGGTATCTTTTATAGTACTATTCTTTTTCAGTTTTTCTATTAAACTCATTATCTTCTCCGATCTCAAATTGTTTTTTAAATATTAGGAACATTATAACATGCTTTTCTGTCATTTGTCAATAGCCTAAGAAAAAAGACCCTCAAGAGTATGCTTCTCCTCAATTTCCCAGTCTATAGCTTTCACAATAGTATCCATAGGATCAAGGAATGCTTTCTGGAACATCAAATCATAGTCAACATAACG